TAGTTTTATTATATATTAACTTTAAATGATTTAATAAAAAAGTGTTAAAAAGTGGAAAACACTTAACACTTTCCAGAGAGAGAAAATTATTTTTGAAAAAAAAAAATTTTATAAGTATTTTTTCTAAAAAAATTAATAAAATTATCATAAAAATTTATTAATTTTTATAAAAATGTTAATATTAATTAATAGTTGATATGTTTATAGAATCATATATTTTATTTAGTTTATCTTCAAAATAAGTAAATTTATATGTTCCATCGGTTTGATTACTTTCAACACATTTAATACTATTTACACATTTAGTAAATGCTTTTTTAATTTTATTTAGACTACATGAAAAATAATCTTTTTTATTTTTGTATCTATATTTATATAACATTGATCTTAAACAGGTTTCTAATTGTAATGGACATGCTAATTCAACATAATGCACAACTGTCTTATTATGTATAGAATGTGTATTATGTATTTGTATACGTTTATTCATATTATCAGTTTTACCAATTCTATAATATGTTTCACCATCAATATCGGTTTCTTCAATTACATACACAATGCCACCATCTAGGAATTTTTCTAATTTTAGATCATTATGCAATAATTTATTTTTTGCTTCAAGATCATTATTTTTTTTTAGTAATTTAGTTATATCTTCATCTGAAGAAAATATATTTTGTTGTTTTAAATTAGGTAATACATCAGATGTTAACCATTTAACAAATTTTTTAGATTTTATATTTCTTGATTTAATTAATAATGAATATAATCCACTTTCATTACACCTTTTTCACTAAAAAATGGGACACTAAATTAATTTTTATTTATATAATCATTTGCTTGTATAAATAAATACTTAAAATAATTTTTAAGATGTTCTTTCTTTATTTTTTTTTTTAATTACTTTATCTATTACATTTTTTAATTCGTCAAAATTATCTGGACTTTTATTTTTAACATGACTTTTTAATTGACTAAAAAAATTTTCTATTGGGTTACATGCTGGATTATATGGCAAACTATAAATTATTTTATTATTAGAATTTTGAATATTTTCTTTTACTATTTTGGATCTATGAAAATTCGCATTATCTAATATCAGTAAATTATTTTTATATTTATCTTTAATAAATTCATTATAAAAATCATTAAATTTTATTGCATCAATTCCACCATTATCTTTTTTATATAATTTATAACCTATTATTTTTCCATATTTTATTGCACATATAAAATTAAATTTAACAAATGGATATTTATGAACAACAAATTAAAAATCTCTGATTTTTAATTGTCCTACTTTTCAAAAAAAAATATTTTTTTTTGAAATGAACAGTTCTATAACATTTTTTACCTTTTTCACATCTACCTAAATTTTTACTCATATTCAAATAAAACTCAGATTCATCTATTGATATTAAATTTCGTTTTCCAGTTTCAATTATTGTTTTATAAAAATTAATTTTATCAGTTTTTAATGTTGCTAATTTCTTTTCAGGATAATATTTTTGTCTTAATTGTTTATGTGTAATATTTAATTTATATTTTATTATATAAAATAAATAAGATATAGATATTTTTACAGTGTGTTCTTTATTAATTTTTTTTCTAATTTTTGATAATGTTATAGCTGGATTTATTTTTATCAAATTTTTTATAAATAATAATATTTCTTTTGTAATTATACTTTCTCTAGGTTTATTTTCTTTTCTATCAACTGATTTAATTTCAAAATATTTTTCTATTCATCGTTGTAAAGAAGATTTACTACAATCTAATAATTCTGCTACTTTGCGTATACTATCTATTTTAAGGTATAATTTAATTGCTGATAATTTAAAATCTACAGAATGATGCATTTTATAATAAAATAGATAAATTAAATAATAATTTATTTATAATATTTGTATAATTTAAAAATCAATTTCATTTTCTTCATTTTCTTCATATTTATTAAAATTATGAATTGCTTGTTCCAAATATATTTTAATATCTTCAAAAAATAATTCTTGATTACTTATTTTTATTTTTATATTGTTAATTATATTTTTATCTTTTTTGTCTAATTCTTTCACAATATCATAAAAATAATCTTCAATATATTTAGGTATTTCTGATATATGTAAAGCATTTCTTGTAATATTTTCATCTATAATTTGTTTATATGTATATTTAACGCTATTTTTTGGATTTTCTTTTTTACAATATTGATAAAAATTATATATTATTTTATGTTTATATGTATAATCATTTAATAAATAATTTTCAATACTATTTTTTATAATATTACAATTTTTATCAATATTTAATTTTATAAATATAGGTTCACTATTATCAAGAGATAATATACATGTATATATTATTTTATTTGCATATCTTTCAAAATTTTTTTTATGTTTATTATAAATATTTTGTAATAAAAAATTATTAAATATACTTGTTAACATTATGTTATTAAAATTTAATTTATTAAATTGTGGTGTTATTATAAAATCAATAATATATTCATTTGAGTTAGCAATAAGTTCAAAATTATTAGTAATTTTAAAATTACTATGATCGTTATATAATACAACAGGATGAAATATATTATATTTAAAATTGGAAGTATTAAACTTTTCTGTAATATATTTTTTATAGTTTTCATATAATATTTTTATTTGTTCTGTTTTTTTATAGTGATTAATTATACTTTCTCTAATTTCTTGATATTTATTAAAATCATCACTATTATTATTTTCATTAAAATGTTTTTTACATAAACATTTATATTCATTACAATGATTTTCATCTATTGAATTTGAACATTCATCAAAATAATATATTAATGAATAAACATCCATAATTGTTATATCAGAATATTTTCCATTGTCATATAATTTAATCATATGCAATAAAATAACAGTTTCTAATGGACATAAAAAAGGTAATTTTTTTTCTTTTATACTTTTACTTATTTTTTGTTGAATATTTTTTATAAAATTATACAAGGTATCTTTATAATTATAATATTTTGTTAAATTCTTTGTTGTAAATTCTAAAATTGGAAAATTATTGGTGTTTTTTCTTTTTTCTATATTTTTATAATATTCATTATGATAATAAAATTTTAATTTTAGTTTTGAAATTTTATTTAATACTTCAATAAATTGGAAAGTACGGAAACAATCATCAGTATCATAAGTATCATCTATTTTTTCATTATTTATTATATTAAATTTAAGGTAATAATAAAATACACAATAACGAATTGTATGATGTCCCCATTCAATAATATTTTTATTATCTTGATTTTCTGGTAATATATTTACTAATTCCGATAAAGATAAATATTTATCATATATATTTAAAAATAGATTATCAGAATTACAAGAAAAATTAATTATTTTATTATATTTAATTGATATTTTTATATCATTCAAATCTGGTTTTAATTCATTATCTATTTCAATATATTTTTCAAATTTTTGTGCGATATCATCATTTATATTTTCTATTCCTATATAGAGTGATTTTTTTTGTCTTGTTAATGCAACATGTAATAAAGAATCATATTGTAAATTACACTTATCTTTACTAAATATTTGTAAAGCTTTTTGATTTAATCCAAATAAAAATACAACTTCACTTCCATTACCTTTTGAAGCATGAATCGATAATATTCTTGTTGCATTTTCACTTTCTCTTAAATCTATAGATTTACCTTCATCTGATTTATGTAAAAATATATATTTATATGATTTATTTTTTTTTATTTTATTTTTCCAATATTTATTATGAATTAATACATTATTTTGATAATTTTCATCATTAAATTTTTCTATCCAAAATTCTTGTATTCTTGCTTCTAATCTATTTGCTAAATAATTTCCTGTTAAAATAGGAAAAATAAACATAAAATTATTGGGCATATAATTATATTTGATAATTTCATTATCCATATAATTAATAATTTTTTTAATTAATTTATCTATTTTTAATTGTGTTATTTTATTATCAGAACGTAAAATTGGAATTTGAAATATATTATATGGTTTAATATTATTTTCATGTTGATATTTACACAATGGATTATTACAAATTTCTGTAATATGTGGTAAATTATATTTATCAAAATCAACAATATCATTAACAAAATCTTTTAATTGATCATTATGAAATCGCATTACGTGATTTTTACCATCACTTTTTTCAATAGTAATATGTGGTAAATCATTGAATTCTAAAAATGTATGAATATTATGATCACCCCAAATACTTTGTAATTTATCACCAATAATATATGCATCAATATATGTATTTCGCATAATGCTACAAATTGCTTCAATATATTCAGGTCCTAAATCTTGTGCTTCATCAATAATTATTAAACACCTTTTATTTAATTTAATATTTTCTTGAGAATATTTAATCGAACCATTTTTTTCTGTTTTTACATAACCATTTTTAATTGATTTTACAATACCACTAAAATAATCTTTATCTTTAGTTTCTTTATTTCCAATAGCATACATAAAAGAATCAATAGTTCCTATAATAATTTTACATTCACTTTCTGTTTCTTTATTATAATAATTAATTTTATATTGTTTACCAGAAATATTATAACCTTCCTCTGGAATTTCTAAATTATTTAAACTACCTCTATCATATTGTTCTAATAATTCATTATAGATAACATCTTTTGCAGTATGTGCTTTAGTTAAATATATAAAAATATTTTTATGTTTAAATTTTTCATTTTTATCCATCAATTGAATACTTTCATACGTTTTGCCACAACCAGCCCCACGCTGATTATGATATAAAATACATTGTGGTATTTCTTCTTCAGACCAAATATTTTTTTTATTTTTAAGTGATTTAATAAAATCTTTCTTTGTTTTACATTCAATAACATCTATCATATTACTTTTAATTTCATTTGGATTAACTTTATAAATTTTATCTTCATAATTTAAAAAAATAAAATTATGACATATAAAATGTTCAAATTTCCAATAATCACCAAAGAAATATATCATAAAAATATTACCAATTTTATTAATTTCTATAGTATCATTGCAATCAATAATCCAATATAAAAGTTTATTATTATTTATAGAATTTTCATTTCTACTTATAACATCTTCTTTTGATATATAACTATGTTGAAATTCTATTATAATATTATCAACTATTACATCTGCTATATGATTACCAATAGGTATTTCTTTTTGTTCAAAATTATTTTGCCAATCTTTATGCCAATCAGTTACTAAACTAATACTTTTATGTTTAAAATGACATTTCTTAATTAGTGATTCATATTTAATTAAATCGTGTTTTTCTTTACATACTAAATATTTGTCACCAGTTTTAATTTCATTTTGTAGTTCTTTATTTTGAATATAATTTAATATTGTAATTTTATTTATAAGTTCATCATTTTTATTTTTCAAAATATAAGCATACTCTGAATTATTATTACAAATGCACTTAGTCATAATAATATTAATTGTTTAACCTTTAAGGTATTTAATATTTATTATATCATTTTTGTTACCTTCAAAAAATTTTTTTTCACTAATTAATAATAATAATACAAATAAAAATTTTTTATTATAATATAATAATGCAAATAAAAATTAATAATTATAATAAAAAATTTTATAATTTATTGAATCATCATAAAAAAATTTATAAAAATATACAAACTAATAAATTATTAGAATATAAAAAAAATTATAATACTATACAAAATAATAAATTATTAGAATATGAAAAAAAATTTTTTTATTTATGGAAAGTTGAAAATTTTTTTGATTTTATAACACTTTTCTTAAAGATTTAATTATTTATTAGGTATGTTTATAAGTTGTTTATTTATATTATTTTTTCTATAAGAATAATATAAATATATAAATATTAAAAAATATAGTTTATAAACATATCTTAACAATAAAAAAAGTAAAATAAACATAACAATATAAAAAATTTGAATATAATAATTAAAAAGTAATTAGTTATTATATTTATGAATAAACTAAAAGGTGACGCTTATGAATTACAAATTAAAAATTATATCATTAATGAATTAAATAATAAAGCTTATTTATGGACTGAAACACCTGAAAATATTTTAATTGATTTTGGTATTATTGGTTCACATAATCAACAGCGTTTAAATAGAATTAATAATAATTTATTAATTGATACTGGTATTGATATTATTCAAATAGATGATCAAAATAAATGTATATTAGTTCAATGTAAAAATGGATATACAAATGGAATTACAATTAATAATTTAGCTGGATTTTTTGGTTGGATGTGTAGTTTACCTGAATTAGTTGGATATGTTTATTATACTAATAAATTATCTAAAAATATTAGAGAATTACCATATAATAATAGAATAAAATATATTAAACAACCATATATTGAAACTATTCAAAATGATATTACTGAATTTAAACCTTATGATTATCAATTAGAAGCATTTAAACAATTTAAAAGTAATTTTAATAATCGTGGTATATTATCATTACCGTGTGGAACTGGAAAAACATATATTACTTATTTATGTAGTACATTATATAAAAAAATAATTATATTATCTCCACTAAAAGAATTTGCTAAACAAAACTTAAATAAATTTATTGAATATGGATATAATAATAATACTTTATTAGTTGATTCTGATGGCGAACGTGATATTGATAATATTAATAAATTTATTAATAATGATTCTTTTTTAATTTCATCTACTTTTTGTTCTATTGATGTAATTAGTAAATTAAAATTAGATAATGTATTAATTATTATTGATGAGTTTCATAATTTATCTAAAAATAATGTTACTAATGAAAATAATGATTTTTATAAATTATTAAATTCTGATTATAATATTTTATTTGTTTCAGCTACACCAAGAGTTTATGAACTAGAAGATGAAGATTATAATGATTCTATTTTTGGTAATACCATTTATAATATGACATTTACTGATGCTATTAAAAATAAATATATTACAGATTATAGAATATGGTTACCATCAATTCATGAAGATAATGAACAATTAGAAGAAGAATTAAGTATATATGATATAAATTCAGTTATAAAAGCTAAATGTAATTATTTATTTTCATGTTTATTAAATAATGGTTCTCGTAAATGTATTATTTATTGTATTGATACAACAGAAATTATTGATATGATAAATGGAATGAATGAATTAAATAAATTTTATTATATTAATTATAATATCAATCAAATAACATCAAAAAATAATGATAAACAACGAAATAAAATATTAAATAATTTTTCTAATGGAACAAATATACAATTATTATTTTCAGTTAGAATTTTAGATGAATGTATTGATATTCCTTCATGTGATTCTATTTATATAACATATCCATCACAAAGTAAAATAAGAACAATACAACGATTATGTAGATGTATTAGGTTAGATAAAAATAATAAATTTAAAATAGGTAATATATTTATTTGGTGTAATGAATATGATTTAATATTGGAAACTTTAAGTGGAATTAAAGAATATGATATATTTTTTAAAGATAAAATTCAATTAAATAATACAAATTATTTTGGAAAATCTAATAATAAATTTTATATAAATGATAAACAATTAATAAGTAATTATTTAGTTGGTATAAAAGAATTTAAACAATTAACATGGATTGATAAATTAAAATTAGTAAGTGAATATATTGATAATAATTCAAAAAGACCCTCAATGAACGATAAAAATAAAGATATTAAACAATTAGGTCAATTTTTATCAGATCAACAAAAAAATTATAAAAATAATAAATATATAATGAAAGATACTAATATAAAAAAATTATATGAAGAATTTATTGAAAAATATAAAGAATATTTTTTAGATAATAATGAAATTTGGTTAAATAATCTTAAATTATGTGAAAAATATATAATTGACAATAAAAAAAAACCATCAAAAAATGATAAAAATAAAGATATTAAATATTTAGGTTCTTTTTTATCACATCAACAACAAAATTATAAAAATAATGAACATATTATGAAAGATTCTAATATAAGAAAATTATATGAAGAATTTATTGAAAAGTATAAAGAATATTTTTTAGATAATAATGAAATTTGGTTAAATAATCTTAAATTGGTTAGTGATTATATTGATAATAATTCAAAAAGGCCCTCAATGAACGATAAAAATAAAGATATTAAACAATTAGGTCAATTTTTACAAAACCAACAAACAAATTATAAAAATAATAAAGATATTATGAAAGATACTAATATAAAAAAATTATATGAAGAATTTATTGAAAAGTATAAAGAATATTTTTTAGATAATAATGAAATTTGGTTAAAAAATCTTAATTTGGTTAGTGATTATATTGATAAAAATAAAAAGAGGCCCTCACAAACAGATAAAAATAAAGATATTAAACAATTAGGTAAGTGGATATCAACTCAACAAAGAAACTATAAATCTAATAAACAAATTATGAAAGATTCTAATATAAGAAAATTATATGAAGAATTTATTGAAAAGTATAAAAAATATTTGTAATTATAATAATTTATTCTAAATAATTCATGAAATATTTTTTATGATTGCTAAAAAAAAATATACTGATAATGAACTTATTATTATTTGTTAAGTGTTAGATATATTCAAAGAAGATTTTGATTATACTATTGAAAAAAAATTACAAGTAGTTATGATATTAATATTTATGAAGAAATATTATATTTAGCAAATCATTATAATCAAATTCATCATATTGAAAAAATTTATAATAGTTTTTTAGTAAAACATTCAACATTAAATTGGTTATCAAATCACAATATTTATTATGGTGGTAATACAAGTGATTATAAATTACGTAAACATTTTAATTTAATTGCTTATGATAATGATAATGATAATGTATTTATTTTTTATATAAAACCATCATTTAATAATCTAAATTATAATAATATTTTATTAGAAAGCATATTTGATACATTTTTGATAAAATATTGTAGTAAAATTGATAATATAGAAATTAATGAAATTACTAAAATAAAAAATACTAAAGAAAAATTAATACAAGAAAAAAAAATAAATGATTTTAGTAAATTTGATAGTAAAAAAATAACAACAATTATATTTTCTTTAGATAATAATGAATATTATCCATTATCATGGTATGATGAAAATAATAATGATTTAATTTCAAATAATAAAGATATAATATTAAATTTATTAAATATATCACTAATAAATAAATATAAAATAGAAAGTAAAAATATTTATTTATTTTATACATATTGGAAAAATTTTATAGAAACCGAAGAAAAAATAATAAATGCTAAACAAATAATACAAAGAATTATAATTATTTATAAAGATATAAAAAGTAAAAAAAATACAAAATATAATACAGAATTAAATTGTATACAATTTATATTAAATTTTTTTGAACAAATTAAAAATGATATTAATAGATGTAATAATGATTATGATAAATCACAAATATTAGAAAAATATTTAGATAGAGATTTTTTTATTGAAGAAATAGAAAAAATTATAAGTGATTCAATAAATGAATATTTAGGTATATAATAAAATATAATATATTATAATGCATAAAAAATATTATAGTTTTATAATTAATGATGTAAGATATATTAAAAATACTAATAATAATTTTAATTTGTTAAAAAATAGATTTATGAAAAATATAAATAATAAATCAAAAACAACTAATAAATCAAAAACAACTAATAAATCAAAAACAACTAATAAATCAAAAACAACTAATACATATGGCGAAGATTCAGATGAAAAAACATATATAAATATAATAAATGATTTAGGTAAAATTACTGAACTTCTACTTGAAATATATAATGAAAATGATTTTTCTATAATGGATACCTTGATTGAACTTACTGTAATAGAGTTTTTTAATGCAGACTTAATGAAATCACTAAATGAAATATCTAAAGTGTTTAAACATTCTCATCCAGAATTTTATAATTATTTAATTAAAAATATAAAATTAATAAATGAAATATTAGATATTGTAAATAGTGATAATAAAAAAAATTATGAATATAGATTAATGAATAAAATACGTGATTTATACGATTTATTGTTCAAAACTGATCAACATCTAGTTGTACAATAATTTTTATAAAAATAGTGTATATAATAATAAGTATATGATTATAAGTTATTAATTTATAAAAAGTTATTAATTTATAAAAAGTTATCAATTATAAAAAAGTTCTCAATTTATTATATGAATTATAAAAATAATTATATAACAAATTTAAAAAATTATAGTGGTGAAATAGTACCAGAATATATACCAACAAAATACATTCAAGATTGTTATGATATTATTACATTTATCAATAAAATAGGTATATGTTGGTATTTATCTATTTTAATAATATTTATTTTTGGTGATACGACTAGTCCATTTGTGCAAAATATATTAGTAAATTTTAATTTAGAAAATAAAATAAATAGATCAGAAAATTATTTGAAATTACTTTTGAAAGATAAATATAATAAACATGATTTATTAGAATTAATATTAGTAATAAAAGATATATTTAAAATTAAATATACTAAAATTAACAAAATTAAAACTAAACAAAAAGTTAAATTACTTAAATCAAATGATAATGCAGAAATGATAGTTGATATATATAATAAAATATTTAACTATACTAATAAAAATGGTGGTGATTTTTTTGATACTGTATTTTTTACTAATATATTAAGTAGTATTTTATTAAATAAATTAACTAAAACTACAATAATTTATATTAATAATAAATTTAATATTAATAATAAAATTGATATTGAATTAGTAAATAATTCATTAGGAATTATAATTACATCATCTGTAAAAAATACTTTAATAGGTCATGATTGTTGTTTTTTTAAATGTAATAATAAATTAATGTATTCTAGTAATCATTTGTCATTTGAATATAATTGGATTGAATTATTTTTACAATATAATAAATTAATAGATGCTAATATAAAATTTAATATATATATTAATTTATTATATGATGTTGGACCAATTATTATAACTGAAACAAATGAATTATTTATTTATAAAAAAAGTAGAAAAAGTAAAAAAATAAAAATGCAAAATAAAATACAAAATCAACAACAAGGATTGAATCCATTATTTATTTATGATATAGTAAAATTTACAATATTAAATTTTTATACTAAAGAAAATATTAATAATTTTAGTGTAGATAATAATTTAGAATATTTATTTTATTATATTGAAAATAATAATAATTATAATATTCAAGTTATAAAAGACTTGTTAAATATAGATAATTATGATTATAATTTATCATATAATGGAATATCACCATTTAAATTAGCATGCTATAAAAATAACATTATTATGGTTAAATTATTTTTAGAGTCATCTAAAGCAATAGATTATAATTGTATATCAAATGGTATTACATTATTTTATAGAGCATGTCATTATAATAATATTGAAATTATTAAATTATTTTTAAATGCAGATAAAGATATATATTATAATTTTACAAATAATGGTGTATCACCATTTTATTTAATATGTAATAATAATAATATTGAGCTTGTTAAATTATTTTTAAGTGTTAAAAATAAAATAAATTATAATTTATTATATGATGGTGAATCACCATTTTATTGTGCTTGTTCTAATAATAATATAGATATTGTTAGTTTATTATTATTATCAAATAAAAAGATAGATTATAATTTACCATATAATGATATAACACCATTTTATGTGGTATGTGAACTAGAATATTATGAAATAATAAAATTATTATTATCAACAAACAAACAAATAAATTATAATTCACTATGTGATGATGGTAAAACAGCTTTTTATATGGCTTGTGAACAAGAAAAATTTGAAATTGTTAATTTATTATTATCAACAAATAAAACAATTAATTATGATTTACCGTATAAAGGTAAAACAGCTTTTTATATGGCTTGTGAACTAGGAAAATATAAAATTATTAAATTAATTTTAATGTATAATAGATCAGATATAAATTATAATTTTTTGTATAATAATATATCGCCATTAGAAATTGCATATCAAAATAAACATATCAATATAGTTAACTTGTTAAAATTTAATATTTTAATATGATTTAATTTCTTATTTTTATTATATATGGATTATAATAAATATATAAAATATAAAATCAAATATATAAATTTAAAAAATTATATTGGTGGCATGATACCAGATATAGAAAAAATGGAAGATATAGAAACAATGGAAAATATAAAAATAGTTGAAGATATAGAAACAATGGAAGATATAAAAACAATGGAAGATATTGAAACAATGGAAGATATAGAAACAATGGAAAATATAAAAATAGTTGAAGATATAGAAACAATGGAAGATATAAAAAAAATGGAAGATATAAAAACAATAAAAGATATACAACCAATAAAACGCATACAAGATTGTTATGATATTATTACATTTACCAATAAAATAGGTATATGTTGGTATTTAGCTATATTAATAATATTTATTTTTGGTGATGTAACAGGTCCATATGTACAAAATATATTATTAAATTATAATCTAGAAGAGCAATTAAATGAAGCAAAAGAATTATTAAGATTTATTTTAAAAGAAATATATAATTATAAATATTTATTAGATTTAATAAATTTAATACGCAAAAAATTTATAATTAAATATGATAAAGTTAGTAATATAAAAAATGAAAGAAAATTTGAAAGACAATTATCATATGATACATCACAAGATATTATTTTATTATATAATCAAATATTTAATCGAGATGAATCAGAATTTGGAGGTCGTTTTTATGATAATTTTTTTTTTACTAATATATTAAGTAGTTTTTTTTTTAATAAGTTAATTAAATTTAATAAGTTTAATATTAATAATGTTATTGATATTAATTTAGCTTTTAATTCTATTGGAATTTTATTTAATGTAACTAATCATATATGTTGTTTTTTTAAATGTAATAATAAATTAATGTATGCTAGTAATTCAATATCTATTGAATATGATTGGATACAATTAATTAAGCGATATAATGAATTAATAAATAGTAATACAAAATTTATATTTTATATTAATATAAAATATGATATAGGACCAATAATTATAATAAAAGAAACTAATACAATAATTAATTATAAAATAAGTAGAAGAAAACATAAAAAAAAATATACAAACAAAATTTTAACACAACAACTAATAACTTCTGATTCTGATAAACATAATTTTGAACAATTAGAAATATTAACTTATTATACTAAAGAAAATATTAATACGTTTAGTAAAGATAATAATTTAGAATATTTGTTTTATTATATTGATTATAATCCAGATATTTCAATTATAACAAAATTATTAAATATTGATGATTATGATTATAATTTGGCATCAAATTATGGTATAACGCCATTTATATTAGCAGTTTTAAAAAATCGTGTTGAAATTGTTAGGATATTTTTAGAGAGTAATAAAAATATTAATTATAATATTACATATAATAATCAATCAGCATTTTGTATAGCATGTAATAATAATTTTATAGATATAGTTATATTATTATTAAATTCTGATAATATAGACTATAATTTACCATATCACAATATAAATACTATACATACACCTTTTTATATAGCATGTACTAGAGGATTTACAGAAATTGTTAATTTAATGTTAAGATCTGACAAAAATATAGATTATAATCTATCATACAATAATAAAACACCATTTTATAGTGCATGTTTATTGAATCATGTAGAAATTGTTAATTTAATGTTAAGATCTGACAAAAATATAGATTATAATCTATCATACAATAATAAAACACCATTTTATAGTGCATGTACTAGAGGATTTACAGAAATTGTTAATTTAATGTTAAGATCTGACAAAGATATAGATTATAATCTATCATACAATAATAAAACACCATTTTATAGTGCATGTTTATTGAATCATGTAGAAATTGTTAAATTAATGTTAACATCTGACAAAGATATATATTATAATTTATCATATAATAATAAAACACCATTTTATATTGCATATAAAAAAGGTTATTTTGAAATTGTTAATTTACTGTTAACATCTGAAAAAGATATAAATTATAGTTTATCATAATAATGATATATCACCATTAGATATTGCAATTATAAATAATCATACTCAAATAGTTGAATTATTATTAACACATTAAAAAATTGTATATACCTATAGTCTTTATTTTATATTTTATATAAAAATATTAAATATAAAAAAAATTGTATATACCTATAGTCTTTATTTTATATTTTATATAAAAATATTAAATATAAAAAAAATTGTATATACCTATAGTCTTTATTTTATATTTTATATAAAAATATTAAATATAAAAAAAAT